GTTTGGTTTGTCGTTCTGACCCGCTGCGAAATTGCAGCGGGTTGGTTGGGCCTGTCTCAGCGTGACAGGCTGTCCTCCGCAGCACAGCAATCGTCGTGCTCGTCGCGAGTCATCGACCGCTCGCCTGCGTCGTCTATTACTCTGATATATCGATCCGAGTATCCGCCATGAGTGCGGCATCCGGATTGATCGGCCATCAGGCAGCTTAACGCAGCTGCCATCGTTTTGTGCTGGTGGCCACAGGAGCCTCGTACCGATCCGCGTGTCGTGTAGGTTGTCATTGTCATTTTCGTTCCCTTTGTGTTTGGTTCGTTCGTTCGTCATCAGTCATCACATTTATAAGATTAACAACATTATCGGTTGTTGTCAATCTATTTATTTAAGATTCTGCCAAATAAATAGAAATAAAAAAACCGACGCAAAACGTCGGTCGATATCCACTCAGTCAAGCAATCGTCACTCGACGACCGGCGCAGTCGAACGATCTCCCGCAAACCATGCGTGGAGATCGTTTAGCTTTTTTTTGCGTGCTCCGCATCCGCAGGGCTTGCCCAGCCACGCCGATACCCGCTCCTCTGTGATACCGATCGCAGACAGTGCCGATGAGATCGCGTCACCCAGCATCGGTGCTGGCGGTGTCGCTGGTGTCAGTGTGCGAGGCTTACTCGGTGCCTCTGGCCCATGATGCTCAATGGCCAAATCTTTCGGCACGTCACGCACAAGCCAGTCGTTGCACGGCCCATCGAAGCCGGCGCGGTGTTCGGCGTCCATTTGCCGCGTACCGTCGCAGATAGCCCGCAGTGGCATCGTCATTTCGGCCCATCTCGGATCTGTCATGTCCGTTGCCCCCTAGCTTGTGATCGTGATATTGCTGACCAGCACGCACGCATTGTCGCAGACGATTGGATCTGTCCACTCGAGCAGAATCGCCGGACAGAGTGCGCTGTTGGTTGCGGTGATCGTACCGCTGTTTGGGTTACACAGTGCCGCAGGGATGCCGCCGCCGAAATTGTACAGCAGGCTCCATGTGCCGTTAAGACAACTCACCGACAGGTCGAATCCATAGTCTGGATCGCACAGGATCGGATCGACCGTCCAGACGTGATTTGGGTATGTGCCGCTGCGTGTCATGCTCAGCGTCATCGTCACAGGTCGCGAAAATGTGCACGCCGCCGGTAGTCGGTCTTGTGCGCAGTCGGCTGGAAACGTGATCGACATATCGAGCGTTTCGTAGTTGCTGCCGGTCGTGTCGCAGCATTTGCATTCTTGCACTGGACAACATTTGACGCCATTCAGTCCATCCGGCCAATATTCGATCGACAACTCCAACGGACAACATGTGTGTGTATGCGTCGTCGTGACGAAAAACTCGCGCGGTGACTTACAATACCAGTCCGTTTTCCATCGCACGCCATCGCAGTAGACAACGCCAGTCCATAGCACGCCGTGCAGTGTGCAGGATCCGAGATATGATGGCCCTGCTGGCGAGTCCCTGCCGAGTAGCGTTTTCTGCGCGGTGAACGTCGTCGAGCATTCTTCAAAATTGACACAGCACAGTACCTTGATCGGTATCGGCCCGATTGATCCGCACGCCGGATCGCAGCAGGCAATCTGATCCTCGACCTCTTCGTAGGCGTCCGACTTAACGTCGTAGTCCGTAGCCCCGCCACAGCCTGAGTACCGAGGTCTCACGCAGATTGATTCCGGCATCACGCCGTCAGGTAGGTCGCCTTGAGCCGTTAAATACATCGTATTGACGTTGTCACAGATCCACGGCTCGTCCTCGGATGTCGTGTAGATCAGCACGCCGAACGACGGATGATCGTATGTCAGCGTTGCCGGCTCAGCGACATTCAGCACCCATGAGACGCCCCATTTTGCGAGTATGTTAATTCGCGGATTGAGCAGACCCGGCTTTTCGCCAGAGCTGCATAAGCCGGCTTGCACGGACTCCCAAGTACAATTTGACGCGCATGTGCCGACTGAGTATTCGGCACATAGCATACAATACGGATCGTGACCCACAACGCCGTCTCTTGCATCGTCAGTTGGCCCGACAGCTACCCAAGTGCACGGCCCATCAAATCGGCATTTCTGCCGCAGCGTGACAGTGCTCGCTGCAATGTCCGTGTCGTCGTAAATGATGTCGCAGAGACCAGTCTTGCCAACGATGCCACCGCCGAACAATGCATCGTATGTGCACGGTATGTCATCGTCGCCGCAGAAACTGCACGTAAGCTGATTTTTCGGATATCGGCACGTCAAGTCGTCGCCGTAGTCTTCGCATCCGGCTGTAATTTTAGTTTCCCCATCGACGATGACTTTTTCGCATTTCGACAGATATCGCCATCGCTCGTCTATTGGAACATTTTGGCAATCGCATCCCTTGCGTTTGATTGTACGGGGGCATTGAGCACGTGTGCGTTTGTCTCTCGGTTTATCGCTAAGATTGTCCGGACAGCCTCTCGTTATTGTGACGGTGGCCGGCGAGACCTCGCATCCGTTGCCGCCGGATGCTTGCACTCGTGTTAAAATCTTTGATAACCCAGTGCAAGGATCGGCATCGATCAGAGTATAGATTGGATTTTTAATTCGCTCGAAGCTGTGCAGCGTCCACAATGTCTGCTCGATGTCATATTCAAGACGCCACGTTGCATTGCCACGATCACCTTCATCTGCACCGACGACGCCTTCGAGTCCGTCCCGTTCGCCTTGAATTTTAGTAATGATTTGAATTGATGTCGGTGCGAATCCTTCGATTGTGTAGTCGCCAAAACACAAATCACCCGGCCCAACTAAGTTTGCCGTCGTTGTTCTCTCGCATTCTGCAACGTCGTCGTCAAAATCAAAAACGTTATCGGTCGTCTCGTAAACGTATTGTGCTCCGCCCCCTGTCGTATAAACACTCATGACGATAAGTGTTTTTGTGCGATCAATCGATTCCCACATTTGAAAGTCTAGTCTGCCGTAAATGGCTTGAACGTATGGATCACTATCGCTGACTTTTTGCAAAGAACGATAGCTTAGCATTTTATTATCGTAATATTCAAACGCTGGACTGCCCCCAACTCTCGGAGGACAGTTGGCAATGCCTTTGACGATGCGACCGCCTATATGAGTGTAGTTATTTTCCCACCACTCATTGTCAGCTGGAATTTGTACACATTCAACTTTGCGCTGCTGCGAAGTCCAATAGAAACCAGATGCTTCTGGTGGTGTAGTTAGGCCGGTAAAACCAATAGAAAAATTTGCGGTAGGGGGAACGTCTCCAGCAAAGATTCCCAACTCAATATTTGTTGGCGGAAACTTAACTTCAATAGTTGACAGTACAAAATTAGAGTTAAAAGGATCGCTTTGATTAACGACGGGCAGGTTTGTTCTTACAGTGACAGTCCCGCCGAAACTGGGCACATCAATGATCGTCGATACGTCGCACATGTTGCGACTCTCGACAACATACAAGCAATTTGTTTGTGGAGGCGGTACAAAACATTTGCCAACCCAAATCAAAGTGTTGCCGGTGGATTCACACGCCCGAAATTTCATAGCGTAGCCGCTGACGTTTAGGCCTCGACATTGCCTGTCGCCGACTGTCCCGCTGCCGTTACTGATGCCAGAGATTGTAGTCGTCCACGTGAACGGGCAGTCAGTGTACGGTCGTCGCGTGATTTGGCCGGGCACTTATCTACTCCGTGCAGACGTTGCTGCTATCAACGAAAATCGGTCGCCACTCACCGTTGATTTTGGCGCAGATTATATACACTCCCGGTTCTGCTTCCAGCGTCGTCGACCTGTTAACGCCATTGAATTGCATGTCAGCAATCAGCCTTCTCGGTTGAACATCAACATCGCTGTCAATGTATCGCATGAAACTAAACGTTATACCGCCCGTGAACGAATTAGTCGCAGGTGTTAGAGTAGTTGTCAATCGACCCTCCGCCATGCCGCTCTCGGCAGTGCCCGCGACTGGCCATCGACCCCGCTTACGGGTGATGTCCAGCCGTGACGATTCGCTGAGCTTGATGGCTCGAACTGCTCGTTTGAAATCGTCCTCGCTGGCGAACGCATAGACTGCCATAAATTAGCTCAGTGCTGTGTAGGTGATACGCCCATTCGCGAACGGATACTTATTCGTCACCGTCAATCGCTTCGCGCTGTCTCTGATCGTGACGTTGCCGGTGATGTTCAGCGTAGTCACGGTACACGCCGCCGTCGATCCCTGATCGAGATCGAAGGTACAGTTTTGCAAATTAAGAGTAACGATCGTTGCCCCCGCCGCACCAAAGTAGAACGTCCCGCTGTTGATGGTGCAGGTGGTCATTCCGCCATTCTGAACGTAGGTATCACCCGCGTTGCTGGTGAGCGTTGTTGGCGCGGTGTAGATGTCCAGCGTGCCGCCATTTTTGACGATGCTGTTGCCTGCTCCAACGCCCAGTCCGAGCGTAGCAGATCCACGCAACATCAGCAGATTGGTGATCGTGCCTCCGGTCGCTGTCAGTGTGCCCCCGCCCATCGTGACGTTGGTATGCGTGCCGCCCCTGATGCGTGTCTCTCCGTCATTTGTTACCAGCGTTGTCACCGAGCTGTTAAGCGTCAGAGATCCAGCGTCTTTCGTGACGGTCGTCAGCGTTGCTCCGCTACCACAAAAAACATTGCCGCCGGTCTGCTTGAGTGTCAGCACCGTCGAGACCTCACCGGTGTTGCCCGCGATCCCGACATCTCCGCCGAGTACTGTTACCGTGTTGCTGGCGTGCGTGCCCAAAAATTGAAACGCTGATCGACCCACATCGACAGACGAGCCGCCGGTGTACATTGTTGCAGCTGTCTGCACGCTGCCAGCGTTCCACTTGAAAAGTCCGCTGCTGCCGTAGTAAGAAAACGTTGTGCACCCGATTTTTAGAAACGTCTCTCGATACTCTTCGTAGCCTGTTGACCGTCTTGCTGGTAATCCAGCGTACGATGACGCCGTGAATCGTTCGCTCACATTCCACGCCGTCAACGTGACTGCCGATTGATCGAGCCCATGCTGGATGCTCACAGGCCGATCGAGATTGAATGTGTTGGTCGATGCCAACGCTGCCGCCTCAACAAAATTGCCGGTGTTGGCCAAATCGTTGACGCCGGTCGCGTCCACGGTGTTCGTGAGCGTTGTCGTGCCGCTGGCTGTCGATTGAGCCTTCGACATCACGAACGGAAGTCCGCTGGTGTCGCCGACGAATGTTATCGTCGAGGCCGTAACGCTCGCGGTGACCTCATTCATCTCGGGGACAAGATTGCCTGTACTCGTCGATGTGTAGCCCGATGACAACGCCGGATTGCCGTTCCACATTGACGCCACATCGGTCGCAACTTGTGCCGTCGTGACAGTCGTACCGAGCGTCAGCGTGATCGTTTTGTTCGAGATGGTCAGGCTGATTGTCTCAGTCGCCAGCCACGTCCCGCCAATGACCAGCGTATACTTCTCGAAAAAGCTGTTCGCGTTGCCTGTCCAATTTTTATCAGCCATTTCTAAACTCCATCACGTTAGCGGCAACACTGAAAAGTCTTTTGAATCGTATATATCAAAATCTAGAAACTCTGCGTTACCAGGTGACGGTGCATCGATGTGCACGCCGCCCGACAGCAACATTGGTGATGTGATTGACTTGCCATCGACCGTGATCGGCTTGAGTATTCCGCCGTCGATCTCTTTCAGTCCCTGATCTAGAATCGACGCCTTCCAACCCTCTTTTTTGAATTCTAGCGTGATCGTCACCGTGCGAAAATTGACATCGTTTTCCACCTGCTTTTCGCCGATGTCGATCATCGACAACCGAGCTTTTTCTGCCTGCACCTGCACGCCATCAACGACGAACGAAGAGCTGTTAATCGGGCAGTTATTGTAGTCCAACAGCCACGTTGGCGGATTGGCTAGATTTTTCCGCACAACACAAGTCCAGTTGCTACGGTCTCGCTCGATCGGCGGATCAAAATAGTCGCCCGCTGAATTCAGGATTGCTTCTTCGTTGACGTCTTTTTCAACGGCTTCGCGATACAGCACCGTGTTCCACTTGATCACCGCCGGTCGCGTTGTCGGATCGGGATTCTCTTCTTTATCCTGATCCTCTTTGTCGAGCGGTGCCGAAGAATATTCGACCGTTACCAAGAAATGGTGCGGTGAGTCTGCTTGATTGCTGGCGGTTACTTTTCGCGCCGTCAACGCCCGCCAGCTTGGGTGCGGCGAGTACAGCTGCGGCAACAGATTCGACGACAGACCGTAGCGAATCACGAATACGTCATCGTCGTACCGATTGTTCGTGACGACCCGCCACGAACGGGTACTCGTCGTTTTCGCGAGGCCTTCGGATGATCCCTGCCTGTTCTGATGGATCTCGTCAAATAGTGTGACTGTCACGAGATTGCCTTCCCTATTGCATCGTTTCCGCCGCCCATCATGTTTGACATTTCCTGAGTCTGTTTCTCGATCGCTGCGGAGATTCTCTGAGCCTCTGCGACGGTCTGCTCTGCTGCCTTGGCCTGTCGCTCTCCAAGCGGATTGCGACCCGCCGAGAATATCGCAGACAACGCCCCAGCCGACCCCTTCAGCAGTGCTGCTGGCCCGCCTGTCGGCTCTGTAGATGACTTGCTTTTGTCCGCCTTGATCTTGTTGACCTCGTCGGTCATCTTGACCATTTCATCGAGCTGCTCGCCGCTAAATCCTTGGTCTGTCAGTTCCTTCAGCGCCACCGATGCCGGCGTGATTGCACCCGTCAAAAGATCGAGTTCTTGACGTTTTTTCGCGAGCGTTTCATTCGCTGCGATGCTGTCGGTGACGCCTTTTTTCTCGGATGCCCTCAGTTGATCTTCCGCACGCTTTGCCGCGTCTTTTGCATCCGTCGCCAGCTTTTGTGCTTGCAGTTTTTTGTCAAGCAACGCGATCTGCTCGTTGTCGGCTCCGTTGGCTCGCATGGTTGCCCGCATCTGCTCGTCTTCGCTGGTGGTCAGTTTGATGATGCTTTCATCGACCCCGCCTAATATCTTTTTAATTGCGTTTTGCGAGTCTTCGTACTGCTTCGCTGACGCAAGGATCGTAGGGTCAACGATCGTCCCTTCAGACACACCCTTCGATTGTTTGGCCAACGCCTCATGACGTGCTTTGCTATCGTCAATGAATGCCTTTTCATTTGCTGCGATCAGTGCGTTTGCAGCTTTCTCGTCTGCCAGAAATTTCTCTTTCGCCGCCGCCGGGTTATCAGATTTGCCGATCGCTGCTTTTTGCGCTGAGAGTGCGGCTGACGCCATGTCCCGTTGCGTTGCGAGTGCCTGTATCTGTGCCGCATCCTGCAATTTTAGTTCATCGGTGGCTTTCGCAATTTGATCGGGGTCGAACATTTTGCCGATGTCCGCGATCTCACTCGCTCTCTGAGTCGCATCTGCCGCAGCAGCAATTGCCAACGCTAGACTCGTGTGAACTGTTTTGGCGTATTCGAGATGCTGCGTGAATTCGATCGATTTTTTCGTTGCCGCTGTCGTGTTTTCGCCGAGCTGAACGTATGCCGCGCCAGCCGCGTAGGAAGGCGCTGTGCCTGAGCCCAACGCGATACCGACAGCCGCTAGAATCGTCGTGGCCATGCGAAATCCGCCGGCCACGTAATTGACGGTATCGGCAAGAAATTTCAGACCTGCTGCTGCGATGTTGGCCATCGTCTCCAGCGGTACGAGAGACCCCGCTGCCATCGCAATCACGTTGGCAAGGTCGATCAGTCGCCCGACTGTCTCGGTGTACAGCGTTGCGAATGCTGTCTGTACATTGCCCGCCTCGGTGTTCATTTTCTTCAGCGACACTTCGGCGTCTGCTGTGTTCATGCCCTCGCTGAACGCAGACGACATGCTTTGTCCGAGCCCGGACATTACGCCTGCTGTCGCCTCAGCGTCAGTCGATAGCTTCTTGGCCCTGTCACCGAAGTCCTCTGTCGCGTCGCCTGCGTCGCTGGTTGACGAACTGAAGAAATAGAAAGCCGCCGCGAGCAGTGCCAAGCCGGCAATAATCAGCGTGATCGGTGACAGAAGAAACGCCATTGCACCCGCTAGCGTGAGCGTCGGCGGAATGGCCAGCGTGTTAGCCAGCGTCATGCCCATCGTTGCCATCTGCATTTGTTTATACGCCGTAACCATCTTAAAAATCGGCCCAATGACGGCACCGATTACAGATAGCACTGCGGACGAAAATGACAACCAAGATCCCTGCTGCTGTACGATGACTGTGTTTGTCTGTTGCAGTTGATTGCGTGTCTCGGTCATGCCCGCGGTGACTTGGCTAGCGTCTGCACTGATCGAGATCGACAGGTCACCAATCGAACTCATTGCATGGCCTCCATCGCCGCTTTCATTGCCGCTGGCCCGACTGTCGGTTCCACTCGCTTATTGATTTCAAGGTATCCGAGCAAAACGTCCATCACCTCCGACTGGCTTTCACCGTCGCCGCGAACGGCTATCGTGTTGATTGCTGCTCGCATGTCTGCCCTGTCATCTCCCCACGGATCAACGACAGCCAACGCCTGTTGCGTCAACCATTCGTACGGCGTGTGACTTTCGTAAACTTCAACCCAGTCCATCGGATGGATTCTGCCCGCTGCCCTTGCCAATCGTGCAGCCAATCGAGTCGCAGAATCCTTCCTCAGTTTTTTAAGAGTGCCTTAACTGTCGGCATCTTTCCGATGCTGGCCACGCCCTCGGACAGTTGCCGAATCGTCTCTGTCGGTACGTCGTCGAGTAACTGGATCACCTCCTCTGCCCATGCTGCGTCCGTCTGATCCGCAGACCGAATGAACTCAGGCTCGCCTCGCGATGTGCACAATGCACAGCCAACGACAAAGCCTGTTTTGCTCGTCGCATCAAGTTTGTCTAGCCGCTGCAGTTCGCCGATCGTCAATGATCGGACGTGAAATGTTTCGTCATCGATTACGACCGGGTAGCCCCGTTTTTTTCGCAGCTTGAGCAGTATTTCGGCTGACATTATTCCTCATCCTCCTCGTCGTCATCGGCATCGGCAACAACTGCGTTTGGCCCCGGTATATCTGCACCGTTTTTGTCGTAGCCCAGCAGTTCGCCGGAGTCGTACCTTGCGAAGTCCGTAGGATCGATGCCCGCTGACAGCCTGCGTGCTGCGTGCTGCGTTGCTGCCACCTGCTCTGGAGTCTGTGCCGTCTTATCTCGGCACTCGCTGTCGTACGGCACCGCGACGCCCATCATGACGAGCCGCCAACAATCGGGATCGTCGATGATCGTTCCGATTGGTGCCCACAGAGCCTTGCCACGACGCTCGCATTGTGAGATCAACTCGGCAGGTGCCAACGGCTCGTGAATCTCCAGTTCTTTAATCGTCTCGGCCTGCATGATTAAGCCCTCGTAGGTGCGCCGCTGCGTGTTAGTTTGACCTTGGCTTTGACGCCGTCATTCATCACGATCGTTTGATCGAGGCTCGTGCCGACAGACGTGAACAACAGACTCGATGGGCCTGCGTCCGAATATTTGATTTTCCAGACGCAGTCCGCTGGAGATGAAATCAACGCGACAATCGTCACATGTCCAGCCAACGCCGGATCAAAAAACAACTCGGCATCGACTGTGCCCGGAGAGCTGTAACCTGTCTGCGAAAACGTTTTGAACACGACGCCACCGAGGGTCGTCGTTTCAAATGTGTCTGATGCTTCGCCCGATGCACTCAGCGAAATGACTTGCGCCACGTCTGTCAGCGTGCTTGAGATCGTCTGCTGTAGCGTGCAGCCTTTTCCTTTGAGGATTGCCATTTGTTAGCCTTTCTGTGCCATGAATTCGACCCGTTTCCGTGCCGCCCGTGCCATTACGATTCCGACGGTTCCTGCTGCCGCCAATAGTGCATTGCTCGCGAATTTCCGTGCTGCGATATAGCTGGTGCCTTCTTCGAGATACTTGCCATGCGGTCTCTTCACGTTGCCTCGGTATCCTCCGACACCAAGGCCGATCGTTGCGACAGTCTGTACGCCAGACGTCACGAATGACGATCCCCATTCGAGCTTGACGCGACCGGGTGACGATTTGACGCCCTGTGATCGCATGTAGCGCATGCCGGCCTTAACTGCCGTCCGTGCTAGTGACGCCGCCTCGTCGATCGCGAGTGATTGCAGTCTTGCTTCTAGCTCTGCGATGCCTCTGACGGTGATGCCCATTACGGCACCTCAACAATCACGCGCAAAATTACGCGACTACGAAAAATCAAATGGCTGGCGAGTAGCTGACGATTGGGATTCTCCATCTCCGGTTGAGACGCCTCCCACACCCGCACTCGTCCGCTCGACAGGTTGTAATTGTTGAGCTGCTGAAATATTTGCCTGACGGTCACCTTGAGATCGTTGACCAGTTGCTGGTCGATCGCGGTAAATTTCTTGCGGATCTCAACGCCGATGATGTGCTGGGTGCGATCCTCGACGGCCAGAGTCTCGGTCAGCTGCTGCTCGCTGATCGGAACGACATCGACGAGCAACTCGTCGCCCATCGTCGTCAGATCGTCGAGGTACTCTTCGCGAAATGTCGCGGAGATCGACAGTGCGTACGTTGTGCCAGCGTTGATTCGATCAACGATCGCCGTACATGCCTCCTCTGCTGCCGATATGGTCACCGCTGCCATTTATTGGATCCGCTGTAGTGTGGTATTGATTCGCAGGATCAGATTGTTTTCATCGACGAATTCAAACGTTGTGCGGTCTCTCTGCTTAGGCACGATGTAGGTCATTGCCCCCTCTGTGATCGTGTCACCCGGTAGCGGCAACACGACTGACGCACCGAGGATGAGCTTGCTGGCGATGACCTGAAAAGTCCTCGTCGAAACTTGCGTGACGCCCATCGTCGTCAGCATCTGAGAGACGTAAGTCTCGACGATGGCGGTCAGCGCGACTGCTGATCCGCCACGTCGATATGTGATAGCCACGCCGAAATCGTCCGCGTTAAAAAACACAGGCGACAAGTCATCGGCGAGCTGTGCGGCGAGCGTCATTGATCACGTTCCGTAGGCGTAGCGTTGTTGGGTCGTGATCTGTGCAATCGTGATTGATGGCACGCCGGTTCCGGATGCTTTTTGCAACTGGATCATCGGTTGCACATTCTGCCCGCTGGTGATGCCTGCGAGAGAGAACGTTGTTGCCGATCCGACCCGTTCGCCGTCGATAAAGAATCGAATGTCACTGATGCCATTGGTGAAATCGATTAGAAATTTCTTGTAGACAGCAGCAAGCGTTGAGCCTGTCGCCTTATCGTCGTTGTCAGTCGTGCCGTCGTCGCTCTCCACGACAACTAAACTTGTGCTGACGCTGCCCTCCATCCGGAACCAACAATTGGTGGCAACGGTGTCCGGCGTGTCGTTGCGAGCATCGCCGAGGCCAAAGACCAGTGTGGTTGCTGAGTCGATCCCCGCAACTTTCGCAACGAATTCGATGCGGTGCAAGCTTGCAAGATCCAACGGCAAAACGTCGTTGAAATACAAGCAAACGTTCTCTGCTTCGCTTGTCGCAGCGAGCGTTAGCTTGGCCGCCCCGGCGTCTTCTGTGATACACAGATAGGTCGGCGTGCCCGCTGACGATGTGTCTGCGATAGTCCAGCCGCCCTCGCCCGGTGTGGTCGTGAATGCTTGGGCACGATCAAAGTTTTCGACTTTTGTTATGACGCCGCGTGTTACTGTCATGGTCTGTCCTTCGGTTCTGAGGCCTTTTGGCCGACGCTATTGACGCTCGGTATGAACCGAACAAATGGCCAGCCGTAGACGCTCTACGGCTGGCCCGTTATTGCTGATCATCAGGCCCCGTCGTGTCGCTGCACGCCGCGATGATTCATGGCCTTGGCTGCGTAGGTCTGTAGCACGACGACTGACATTGCCAGCGTCCGATCGTCCAAGAATGACCGGGTAACCGGGGTTTCTTGACCTTGCAAAAATGTCACCTCGATCGTGTCCACGGTGCTTGGATCCGCGAACAGATAGAATCGTGTTGCACTATTGGCATCGAGTAGAGGCTCGATGACCGGAATGAATTGGCTCGCTGTGTTGTAGGTCTGGAATTGCGACGCGGCTGGATCGTACGCAGACAGCACCAACTGCTTGATTGTCGTGTCCAGTGCTGATGGGCCGATCAGATACCGAGGCGATAGATTGAGCACGTCGGCTCCTTCTGTGCCCTCCGGTGTGTTCTCGCCTCGCATTTGTCTCATGAGATTGGCGAGAGTTTGCATCGTTGCGACCGTCGGTACTGCCGATCCAGTTGTGGTATTCGCCCGCTTGCGTGCACCTGTTGCAGTGCTGAACAATGCGACACCATCCGACAGCAATCCGTTAGCGGTGACTTGTGCCCATACAGATGCGTTGACGGTCCTCGCCGCCGCTGCACCCATCATCGCAGGAGTGCGACTCAGAACGTCCATGTCGTCGTTAACGAGCAGCCTGTAGCTGTAAGAAATCTCCAGAGATCTGGCTTCAACAGCGTACGATTCTTTGGCGTCTGTAAATGACGCCACTTCAGGATTCTTGTTGTCATTCCAAACAGGAAGATTCGAGATCGCACCCATGCGGACGCGATTGATCGTCTTGAAATCCTGTACCGATGTCGCTTGACGACATGGCCCTTTCCAAGTGCTAGGCGCTTCGGTATACCCGATCATCATCGCCTTGTTCATGCTGTCTAATGTGATGTTGGAAAAGTTTCCGGTGACGTGATAAGCAGGCCCAGCATTTCGTTGATTGATGCCAGCACGCTCTGGCCCGAACATGGCACAGATTGCCACGTCTTCACGGGTCAGTCCTCGTGTGTCGATTCCTTGACCGCGAACGAATTCTTCGGCCATCTGGTACGGTGTTGCGTGCTTGAATGTTGCCGCCCCCTTGCCGCGTTCGGCTAGCGGAAAGATCTTCTCGTGACTGGCCGCGTTGCTACTGTGCGACTCGATGGCACGCATCGAAAGAGCGGTGCTCATGTCCTTAACCATACGCTCGAAACCGGAATTCTCAGTCCTGAGGTTTGGCTGCCACTTGATTGGTTTTGCTTCTTCGGCTTGTACTTTTGTCAGCCACTCCCGCACATCTCCGACGGATGTCATGTCTCGACATTTTTCAAATTCGTCGGGCAATTTGGCCAGTTTGCACATCGCTTCCACTTCGGTCACGAATTTGGATCGTGCTCCGGTAGCTGCGGCAACGGCTGCTGCAACGGCGGTATTGATGCGAGATTGGATATCGTCTTGATTGCTTTTTTCTGACATGGCGGTTTCCTTTGCCTTAAGTTTTTCAGCTGCTAATTTTTCTTCCTCGGTCATTGGTGCTTCTGTCCCGCCGTCCATCGCTTTTTCCGCAACCGGTGCATCGCCGCTGTGAAAGTTGTCCATGTTGTCCGCAATCCAGTTTTGCGCGTCCTCGTCGGTGAGATTCAAACTCATGCCCCGTGCTACTGCCGCAGACCGTAATTTCTGATTCATTTGCCACTCCGTTTCTGTGTTAAAAAACCACGCACCGCTCGGGTCGAGGCCCCGCATTTTTGCCATCGAATCCGCTCCGATCGGCGTCAGTGAAACTTCCATTAGCCGCCACGATGTCACGACGTTTGCCGGCCCTGTGTAATCACGGCCATCGATCGTTGCTGTCTCGCCGCGTGCCACGTATTTCTTTTTCAGGATCTGGTAACCGGCTGAAACATCGGTAACGTGACCTTCACGAACTTTCGTGAATTCGCCGTCTGCTGCCGACGAGAACTGAAGTCTGGCCGTCAGCTTGTCGTTGGTGACCGCTAGCTCTCTGGCTGATCCGAGTTGGTTGTTGACGCTGGCTCGTTGGTGTGAGTCGAGGAACGGCACCTGCCTCGACGCCGGCAGAATCGCACCGCTGCTGACCAGTATTTCTGGCACCATCTCGCCACGCACGAAGTCCGGCATCTCGACCGGATTCTCGGTACTGACATCCGCCTCGATCGACCTGTCTTCGATGTTGAGGCTCGAAGTTCGCATCGAGAACGCACGAAAGCCCATAGACTTTTGCTCGTGTTCATGTCGTCTCGCCGATCTGTTACGGGTTGCCATCTATGCCTCCTGTTTATCTACGAGCCGATCGAGTCTTGCGACTTCACCCTGAGCCCACTTGGCGGCTCGCATGATGTCGCCTGATGTTGGCCCGCCCCAGAGTGCCCATGCGACAGCCCCAGCACCGGGAAAGTCTTCGTTCGATGGATCGGTTTTTGGTGCGATCATGTCCGACTGGTGACGCTCAAACCACGGCCCCATTCGCCGCACTTTGTCTTCACTGACGTTGCCAGCTGCCATGTCGCGTGCTTCACGCATGGTCTTCTCAGTCACGCCGTCGCCGGCAAGGCCGGCCGCGTTCCATTCGATCCCGCGAGCCGCTGCCGATGCGACATAGTCAGGAGTCGTGATCGGTGCTCGAGTCGATTCGCTGCGATGCGACTTCGTCGAAAGATCGGCTTGGTCTGTCGTCGTCTGTGCGATCAGGCTCTGAGCGATCACATCCTGCGAGTTAATCGCGAGTACCGAGTTGCCGTATTCCGGAGGCAAGCCCGCCGCGTCAATCGACTGGCGGTATTCTTCGATGTCCGCAACAACATCACGCCAGTTGACCGCCTGTCGTGCACATTCCATCTGCGGTGAGGATAGACCGTGCTGGATCCGCAGGGATGCTGCGTTGATGTCGTCCACCGGATTGATCGAGAGCTGAATCGGCCCTTGCCATTTCGCTTGCGTATATCGACCCGGCGACGCCGAGAATTCTTCGGGCGAAACGATGCCGTCAAAGTATCCTGCCAGCACGCCGCCACGGATCACGCTCTCGTATGTCGGCTGACAGAACGACGTCGCAAACCATTCTTGCAGTGCTTGGATCTCTGGCCAAGTATCGTTGTCCGCAGCACGCTCAGAGCTGAATGATGAATTACGATAATCACCCGTGACCGTCGATGACTTGACGCCCGCGAAGCCTGCTGCCGTACTGCGTAACATGTGCTGGATGAACGCTTCGGCATTTGTGTTCGGCTGATTTGGTGAGAAGCCTTGCAGTTCGCCGTCTCGTCCAAGGTCAACAAACATGCCCGGCTCAATCTTCGTCACCGCGTCGCCGTTCTGAGTCGTCAAATCGGTGCCGTCTGACGAGTAGCTGTCAACGACCGAGTCTTGATTGAGGCCGAATCGACTCGCACCCGTTGGCCGTCGATAGCCCATGACAACGCAAGCCGCCATCGCCGATGCCTTGAGCACGTTGTATTGCAAATCGTCGGTGTCTCGCATGTTGAGCAGTGCAGCCGCGAACCACGGTACGCCCCTGAGCTGGTCGATGTCGTCCTCGACGAACAGGTGTGCGACTTGCTCAGCAGGGATTCTCGCCATCGTGCCGTATGTCTGCTCCAGCGTGCCCGGTGAGTATTCGCCGATCCAATACGCCACACGCTTGCCGTCCGCATCGAGTTCGATGCCACGATAGACCATGTGCCCCGATGGCACTTCAGTCCCACCCGGTGGATGTGTCTGATCAGACAGCCTTGCCGCGTCGATCATCTGCAACGCTAACGGAACAGGAATGTCTCGTTGAAATTGATCTGCTTGGCTGATCGGTACGATTCGATGGAGCGTTTCGCCGGACAGGATGCACGCACGCAACGCAAGCCGCTGGAGACCACCGAATGTCACGCCACCGCGACCGGGTAGACCCCTCCAATCGAAGCCGCTCTGGATGGATGTCCACAGCTTTTTCGATTGTGCGCGAAACGCAACGTCTGGAGATCCGTCAAGATTGATCGCAAGAGATTCAGGTTGCATTCCCTGACCGACGATCTTGCTTTCGAGCGTCCTGACGATCTTTCGGGCGTGTGAATTGTTACGCCATAGATTCCAGCTCTGCCATCGAAGCCGCTCAAGCTGTGCTGTTGGTACAGCGTGCTCTTTGATCGACGATCCGAGCCGACCTTTGGTGTTGCGATTGAGCTTGCCGGCTTCGTATCCGCCGTTGGCTCCGGAGAACGATTCGATCTGATTGAGCGTCGCCCGTGCTGTCACCCGTGACAGGGCCCAGCTTGGCGCAAATGACGCTATGAAACGATCCATCGTGTTCATAGGCTTGGCCTCTGTATGAGGCCGAGGCTGCACATCGAGCCGCTATATCCGATCTCGTCCATCAGCTCTTTTTCGAGCTTGCGTAGCTCGCCGAGCGACGCCATAGACTTCGACCGCCCGGCAGCAGAATAGCTCTGCGCCGTGAGCGTCGTGTTAATCGCCTCTCGCACTGCGAGCAGTCGATCAGATGCGGATGAGCCGTAGGTTGTCATGGCCCCAATTTGAAGCCACGCTGAACGCTACGTCATTACCAGTATTGCTAGAGTCGAACTATTAAGTGATTCTTAATAGTTGCCTCTTCAACATCATCGACCGTCAACGACAACCCATCGGTGGTTAACGAAAACGGCATTGTGCGACCGAGTCTGCACGCTCCACGTATGACCACACGGCGGGAAGTCCGTCAGCGTGTGCCGACATTTTAGGTACTGCGTCCGCTCGTGAGTCGAGTAGACCGTACCGACGCCCTTACATCGATCCCAACAGATATGGCATCTGCGGTGCTGCGGTATCCGATCAGCCGCCGTTGTCTCGATGACCTCCGGTGGAGGTGTCGGTTCGATCGGTGCTGCCTGTGTCGGCTTGCGTTTATTAGTCATGCCATGCCCTCCCGTCTGGTCTCTTCTCGCCGCTGTGGACA